GTACGGTACCCAGTGGCTAAGCAGGATCAGTGGCATCCGTCAACTGTCAACAGTAACAGGTACCGGAATCTATGGATTCGCGCCTGAAAACCTGACACCAGGGCACGCAAATGCTACGTTTGTAGCTTAAGGCATTTGACAAGTACTTAACAATTCAGATGAGACAGGCGACGGCATGGCGCAGCAGACACAACTGTCGTTATTCGCCGAAGTGAGCGTGGCCGAGGTGGTGTATCCGCGGTGGGCGACAGACGGACGCCCATTGCACTGTGTGACGTGTGCGGCGGTGTTGCCCGTGGAGCGGCTGCACTATCAGGCGGGCCGCACGCGTTTCTGTGCACAGTGCGCCCTGCTTCGACAGCGTGAACGCGCCCACAGCAATGGTGAGCGCTACGCCCAGGACGGCCGCTATAAAAAGTCCTACCTGGCGTTTCATAGTGCACTGTCGGCATCATCGATCGGCGCAGTGAGCGAGATGCTGGTGTGCGTGGACTTGAGTCGTGAGGGGTTTGAGGTGTTTCGCGCGGTGAGTCCGGCGGCCACCTGTGACCTCCTCGCGCTCAAAGACGGACGGACCTATCGGATCGAAGTCAAGACGGCACGGCGCAACCGGCGTTGCCGGTGGCAGTATGACCGTAAACGATTAAACCCCGATCGGTATGACGTGCTGGTGTTGGTCGAGCCCGATGGACTTATCCATTACCGACCTTCGTTACTGGAGGCGGCACGCACGGCGGCGCCCTTGATGCGGTTGTATGAGACGCCCGCGTCGGCCTGAGGGGCCGCGTGGCTTCAGCGATGGGAGTTGAGGATGGCGAAAACGGACATCGAGGGGCGGGCGGATGTCGTAGAACCGCCGCTGGGGGGTGGGGAGCCGGAGCCGCCGTTGAAGGAGGAGCCGGCCACGCCGGCGGAGCTGTGGCTGCGGGACGCGACGGAAGCCAGGAGTGTGCTGGGGCGTGGGGAGGCGTATTCACCGGGGGCGATTGCCGCCTTGATGGTGGCGGCGATTCCGCTGGTCGAAGGACTGGTGGCGGTGCAGGGGCGGCCGCCGGCACCGGAGGTGGAGCCGCCCGCGCAACGGAAACGGTAGGAAGGTACACGGGTACCGTGGTACCACGATGGCAGCACCGACGCTGACGTTTCCGCAGCGGATGGCGCGGATGGAGTCGTCGCCGTCCCGCTGCTGCTGGTGTCAGCAGCCGCTCTACCGGATGCCGACCCTGAGCGGCGAGGGGTGGGAGCCGTGGTTGTGTTGGAACGATCAGCCGCTGGCCGATGGCACCGCGCCCTGCTGGGACCGCCAGGTGCACTACGGCATCCGCGCCACCGAGCTCCGGCGCGATGGCGGGAAGACCTCGCGGTGGCACTGGCTGTTTGCGCCGACGCCCCGCCAGGCCGAGTTTGCCGAGATGACCCGCCGGACCAAGTACAGCCTCTTCGGCGGCGCCAAGGCGGTGGCCAAAAGTTACGGTCTCCGCTGGTTGCTCTACCGCGACTGTTTACGCATCCCCGGCCTGCGCTGCCTGCTCCTGCGGCGCACCTACGGCGAGCTCGAAAGTACGCACCTGCTCGAGATGCCCAGTGAGGCGGAGAAGCTGCGCGCGGTTGGCGCCGGCACCACCTACAAGAGCGGGAACCGCGAGTTTTCGTTCGGCAATGACTCGCTCATTCGCGCCGGCCACTGCGAGACCGACGTCGATGTGGCGAAGTTTCTCTCGACGCAGTGGGACCGGATCGTCTTCGATGAAGTGGTGACGTTTCCCCTGAACATGTTCCTGCCGATCGTCTCCTGCGCCAGAACCGCCAAGCAGGATGTCATCGATGACGGCGGCGGCCAGGTGTGGGGCGGCACCAATCCGGGGGGCCGCGGCGCGCGCTGGGTGCATGAGTATTTCGTCACCCACGACGTGGACCGCGAGCAGTTTCCCGACTACGACGCCAGCCAGTGGGGGTTCGTGCAGGGGTGGCTCGAGGACAATCCGTACATCGAGCCGGGCTACCGCAAGACCTTGATGAACCTGCCGCCGGTGCTGCGGAAGCAGTGGCTCGAAGGATCCTGGACGAGCTTCGAAGGCCAGTTCTTCGCGTTCGAGGCCACGCAGAACGGCCAGCCGTACCACGTCGCCGACATGGGCTTGGTCGCATGACGTGGATTCGGTGGTGGCCGCTCTTCCTCGCGTTGTTCGTGCTGTGGCTGGTGGTGAAGCTGCGGCGCTGAGTCTGATAGCACCGCTTCCGTTAACGAGGGACTTCCCGCATGAGTCGTTTCACCAGCTCGACACCCTTCGGTGGATGGCCGAGGCGGATGCGTTCAGATTCCGCCGCGCAGTCGCAGGCTTGTTCGATCAACCGGATCGCGGCCTCGTCGCAGGCGGCGCGGTCGTCGGCAGGCACCTCGCTGTTGAGCGCTGTCAGCAGTCGCCACACGTCCGTCGCCATCTGTCGGTGGATACCGTCGTATGCGTCGTCAGCCATCCCCCGGAGTGTAGCGCATGACGCCCCGCAAGAAACGACGACCACAATGGCGCTTCCGTTAACGAGGGACTGTCCTGAGGTCGCAATGGCTGCACTGGTCGAGCGGGTGATAACAGATCGCGCAGTAGCCCACAGGGCCGGTGCTGTGGGGCGGCGGCTGCTCGGCGCGGACGGCGGCGATCAGCGCGTCGAGGGCGGCGTGGTACGCGCGCTGCGTCTGGTCGGTCTGGTGGCCGACCCACGCATCGACCGCCAGCAGCAGCCGGTAGCGCGCCTGTTCGACGTCGGTTAACGTGCGGAAAGCCGATGGATCAAAAGCCGATGAATCATCGCTCATTCGTCACCCTGCCGTTGAAAGACCGCGATGATCGTCTCGTTCATCTCACCGGCACGTACGACCACTCGATGCAACTGGAAACTGACCAGCGTGTAGCCACGCTCCAGATTGTGGGTCAGCACGTGTTCAAAGTCGCTGGCGAGGGTTCCAGGACGCAACGACGCGCCCTCGATCCAGTTGCGCGAAATCTCCGCGACGATAAAGCGGGGCAGGTCACCCATGCCGCCGAGTGTACCCCATGACCCCGGATCACGATCACGCGCCGACGATGGCCGATGCGGCCGAGATGCTCTGGGTGGTGCTGGCGAACGTCAGCGGGGGCAACTGGACGTTGCAATCGCCGGAATGGCAGGAGGCCGCGGCGCGGTGGCGGGACAACTATTTCGCCGCGCTCACGGCGTCACAGCAACGTCCACTCGCTCCCGCACCGGAAGGCCCTCCGCCGAGTGTACCCCGATGACCCCGCTCGCGTTAACGTTACGGCGGCTACTCGGGGGCGTTGGTCACCTTCGTGACCCACGCTTGCGACAACTGGAACGTCGAGTGCGGCCCGTCGCCGGGATGCGCGGCATAGAACGCGGCTTGCGCGAGGAAGTATTCGTCCTGTGTCAGCGGTCGTCCCGTGGCGGCGACACGCTGCTCGACCCACGCCTGAAACGCGAGGATCGGACTGCCGTGTTGCTCGGCGCGGACGGCGGCGATCAGCGCGTCGAGGTGTGCGTTCGCGTCGGGCCACTGCGCGTTCGCTTCGTCGGGATTCTCGCAGTCACACATCGACTGCATGACGGCGGTCAGCGCGTCTCTCGTCGCCGCAACGGTGTCGTCAGTCATCCGCGGGAGTGTCGTCTCCGGGAGTGTCGCATCTTCGGCCAGCCACGTTCGCAGCAACACGCGGGCGGCCTCGGCTCGTTCGCTGGGATGGTCAGCCATCCGCCGGAGTATCGCGCATGACGCCCCGATCAGCGTTTCGGCCACCATCGTCCTATCGCCGCGTGGGCGAATCCGCAGGGTCGTGCCCGAAAGGTACGCCCACACTGCCCACACCGCCCACACCGCCGCGTCGTCTTCATGGGCCGGAGTGTAGCGCATGACGCCCCGCGAGGACACCGCGCTCGGCTTTGGCGTCCTGCTCGTCGCCGTGCTGTTGCTCGTCTACGGCGCGCTGCATCCGCGCTGCCAGGTGCTCTGATGCGCGCGCGTGATCTGCGAGTGGCGTTAGGGCTGGACTGGGGTGCGAGTTCCCCAGGCTGCGTACTGTGGCTGGCGGCGTTGCCCGATGGCCACGTGCACGTCTGGGACGAATGGAAATTCATGCGCATGACCGCCAAGGATGTCGCCGAGGGCGTCAAAACGAAATGCGCCGAGTGGCGCCTGTCCCGCGTCCCGCAGTGTTTCTGTGACCCATCCTTGCTGCCTGCGAAACGGGGGGAACTGGGCGAGTGGATCGGCCTGACGCTCGCGCGCCACGGGGTACCCGTCGTACGCGTCAGTAACGACCGCAAGAACGGCTGGCAGCGCGTGCACGAAGCGCTCGCCCCCTGTACCCACACCGATCATGCGTCGCGCCCGTGGCTGACGGTGCATCCGCGCTGCACGTACCTCATTCGCACGCTGCCCCTGATGGTGCAGGCGGCGACCGATCCCGAAGACCTCGACAGCGAGACCGACGACCACGCCGCGGACTGCCTTCGCTACGCTCTACAAGGCGGGATTCGTCCGGCCGCCTCGCGTGCCGCGTGGCAACCGCCGCCGCCGTATTCGCTGGCGTGGTACCGGCAACGCTTCAGTGAACCGACAGGAGTCCTTCGATGATGCCGCCAGGCGCACAGCCACCGATGCCCCCAGCACCGCCAGGGCCACCAGGGCCGCCGCCGGGCGGGCCGTCCATGGTACCACCGCCGCCCGCGCTCGACACGCCGCCGCTGCCGCTCTCGGACGCCGACCTCACCTTCTGGCGCAGCGAAATAGAGCGCAGCGAGAAGTTGCGGACGGACACCATCGCCGCGTGGGACGTCAAGGGCAACCTCGAACGCTACACCCCGCGCTCGGTCGTGACCGAGACCGGCGCCCCCGACCTGCGCGTCAATGTCGCGAAAGATTTTTCCGACGTCGAACGCAAAAAAGCCGCGCTCTTCTACGACACGCCGACCATCTCGCTCATCCCCGACGCCGGCACGCCGCCGCCGCCGTTGCTGCTCTTCCAGGAACTCCTGAATCAACTGCTCGGCCCCAAGCGGATGCGCTGCAAGCACATGGCGATGGCCACCATCCAGGACTGCCTGGTGGCGATTCAGCCGTGTCCCACGGAGATTGGCTACACCGCCGTCACCGAACTGGTGACGCCGCCGCCCGTGATGACGCCGTTATCGCCCGTCGAAGTGGCGGCGGGGATTCCACCAGAGCCCATGCCGCAGCCGCCGATGCCGGTGACCGTCTGGGAAGACATCTTCTGGACGCGCATTTCACCGGCCGCGATTCTCCTGCCGGTGCTGCTCCGCGATACGCGCTATGACGACGCGCCCTGGATCGGCTACCGCTGGCGCAAGCCGGTGTCGCAGGTGCGCCGCGAATACAAGCTGCCCGACGACGTCGCCCTGGCCGACAACACCACGGAAAAACCGTACTTCGAACCGC